CTTGAAGTCTGGAACTGGTGGTAATGATACACCGACACTTGCCTCCATCCGATTGCGATACAACAACGCAATGTGCTCAGCAATGTGAGCAATAAGAATAGGTTGCAATTGTTGAGCACCAGGATTGCCACCCAACGATGGATCTTGGAGAAACTGCATATGAACAGCAACGTGCGAATCATGATCCTGATCAACAAAAGCCTTTATTGGCTTGCCATACATAACCGACATATTCTCATCAATCGGATCCATACGCACCGCCTCTTCAGGTTTCTTCAGGATCTCGTCAATATTTGGTATTCGTATCGCCTCATACATTCTCTTGTACGCTTCGTAAATATCATGCAATTCAGGAGCTGACTGAGCCATCTGTAAAACAGATTGAGCCTGAGCAATCCGCTGAGCCGTGCTAAATATATTCGGATCACTAACAGGAATAATGTCAATACGTTCATCGAAGTCACGAGCGTAAACAACTTCCGTACTACCAGACAACGAAAACTCAAATTCATCAGGTAAATTTTCTGCATTCAAGTCAGCAAGTAATTTAAATTCCTGACCCTGAGCGTAGTGCAACCTCTTGTGAATTGCTGAGAAAGCTTTACTGCCCTGCTCAATTAACGCAACTGTCGAACCGACTGGGGCATTTGGATTCACATCTCCGACATTTAAATCAGCGGTACTGGCAAATCTCTGTCCTGCATCGACAATCAAACCTAGCAAATTAAACAATGCCCCACTGGGTTCTTTAAACGGAAGTGGCATAATCGCCTTATTAACATCATCCACCGTGGCATCAATATCAACAAACTCACCAGGATTGACCTGCACTTCGCCACCAGAAACTCTACCCCTTAATTTAAAGCCACCTTGCATGTTCGCAAAAGCAGCCGAATCAAGTAAAGCTCTCAGAGATCCTGTAGCAGCCTTACCCAATCCTCCTATCAAGTGATACAATCCAAAGCCGTAAAATCCAAGACCAGGTAAAAACTTGTAAGATACAAACCAATCTCTTCTTATTTTACGCTCGTCTTCTTGGTTCCAGTTTCTGCGTATGCTGACAATTTTTTCATTATCTTGATCTATCGTCACAACGTAAGGGACAGCGACAGCGTTATCATCGTCTATTTTTTCTTCATCAATACCGTCAAACAATTCATAGACATGCATTTCCAGTAATGTAATTACATCGTCATAACCTTCACTGCCATACGTATCAACACCTTCGATCTCACCAATAACATCTTCTGACGCACTCGCTTCATCCCCTGCGTCAATTGTCGGTAGATAATAACCAGACTGAACGTAGCGATTAAAATCGTTCTTCGGCATTTTAATGACATGCGTATATCGTGGAGATGTATATAAGTCTTTGCTTTCAGGAGCGACAACAAAATCTTCAGCTTTTACAAACTGAGAGCACTGCCTTTCCATATTGCTATCCCACCAGACTTTCTTAAACGTCTGACCAACAAGGGGCAGGTGAAACAGCATCTGATCCAAGTCAGGAAAGTATTCTGGCATTTCCTGCGTAATTTGGTAATTCATAAACTCTCGAACCCTGCGTGCCTGTTCTTCAAGCTCTTCACTGGGATCTCCGACAATTACCGTCTTAACAGGCCCACCCGACGGATATAATTCTGCAATAGCTCTGGCGTTAAACTGCGTGGCAGCTTCGGCAATCATAGGATGCACAACTGTCGATAGACCTCGAACAGCACGCTCTTCTTCTGATTCGTTCATGCCACCGTCAGGTTCTAACGTCTGTAGACCTTTTTTATATCGCTCCTCCCACTCAGAACGAGCTTCACGGTCACTGTTATAAGCAGAAACTAAAGTCGATGCCTTGCTATTTAATTCTTTTGACGAAAGGTCTTCGGCTAAGTTGTTATCAAACTGGTCATCTTTCTCAGCGACTTCATCAAGAGCAGGATCACCAATTAATACGTCATCTCCAATTTCTTCAACAAGCAAATCGTCTAAAGGTGCACCTTCGGTAAACGGAATTGTATCTTGCTGAAGAGATATCGGTTTTCTAGCCATAGAGCGTTATCCTTCTTTTATCAGGCTCTTCATCGTCATCATAGTCAGTCGAGTGACCAACGAACCAACCTTTTCTCAATCTTAACCATGCCTGAGTACATGTGTCAACGATGTCATCATTATCCGTAGCAGGGAAAGCTGCACAGATATCGATCAAGTCTTTACACCATTTCTTGTCGGAAGGATAGTAAATTCTACCATCTTCAAGCAGTGCAGAGCTTGCATGTGCCCTCGCTTCTTTATCTCTGTCAGGGGAATACTCAATGACTGGTATTCCTGCAATGCGTAAATCCTGCAGGAGAGATTGACCAGAAGCTTTCTTTTCTATCAATACGGCATCAGGGGAATAGTCGTAATATGCATCCTGAGCAATTTTTCTTAATTCAGGGTAACTGACGCGGTCATACCACATATCCAGTACAATCGCACATGTCATTCCTTTGTGTCGAAAGACACCCCACGTTGTTCTGGCAGAATAGGATGACTTTTCTTTTGTACTAAATGCCGTGTCCCATGATTGCAGAACATATTCTACGTCAGGCAGATCTTCTTTCTCCCAAGGAACCCACCACTCAGCCTTTAATATACCACCGCCTTTTGGCATTGGACGTTGTTGCAATTGTCCTGCGGATGCGTAACTGCCAAGACTTTTTTCCAAGGAAGTCAAAGTTTTTTCGTCAATTCTTTCAGGCCAGAGAAGCTCACCTTCTTTTGTTCGAGGATCAGTAAAGCCAAGAAATGATCGTGTCGGTGTTGGATGTCCTATTTCATACTTTGCCGGAAGGCAGAGGTGATTCCACTCATCACCAAGTTCGTTTGCCAACACATGCCCTGTAAGGTCATTTGTGTTTACACGCTGCATGATGATAATAAATGCACCAGTCTTAGGATCGTTAAGGCGTGTCTGCATAGCCTGATCCCACCATTCCAGTACACCTTCACGAACAGCGGATGATTCGCTCTCTCTTACATTGTGCGGATCATCAATTACGATTATATCTCCACCTTCACCAGTTAAAGCACCGTCAACCGACGTAGCTATTCTAGCTCCAGTCTTATCGTTTTCAAATCTCTGCTTTTGGTTCTGGTCACTAGTTAACTTAAACGCATCTTCGAAATGATCTTTATACCAACGGCTATCAATTAATCTTCGACATTTTACACTGTCACGGATCGACAGAGAACTAGCATAAGATGCGTATAAGAACTTAGTTGAAGGACGAAAACTCCAACACCAGGCAGGAAGGCAAACGGCAACAGAGATCGATTTCATGTGGCGTGGAGGGACATTAATAATTAGACGTTTGATGTCACCTTCCACAACCGCCTGAAGATGTTCAGAGATTGCATCAATATGCCAGTTGTTCTGAAACTCAACACCAGGCTCTATAGAACCCCAACTAGCTTTCGTAAACTCCTTCAATGACCTTCGGTACTTCTCTGCCCTCACTTGTTCGAGTGATAGATTGCTCAAGAACTGATTCAAGTTGTTTAAGTGATTCATTGTCTATCCCAGTTAGATCTATAACATGTTTTGTTTCCACAGTTGATTCTACTTCATGCCGATCTTTCCAAGATGCCCTATTTTTCAAATAGAAGATTTGTGCTCCAAGATCTTTATCGACAGTGGCTTTTTCATAGAGTGCACTTGTCACATTTGCTATGCCAGTGGCTCTACCTCTTTTTAATGCGTCATAAAAGTCAGGATATTCGTGCTGTCTTTCATAGATAGTTGCATCAGAAATACCAAGCACAGCAGCAATTTGATCGACTGTTAAACCCTTGGCAGCATAGTCTTCTGCCTTTTTCATAATGTCATCTGTGATCTCGAATTTAGGTCTACCGACTTTGCGTTTTGTCTTTGCCATTTGCTTACCTTTATTTTCAGTGGTGAACTGTGAACCAATAGTAACTCATAATAAAACAAAAATAAACCCCACGAGTTACGAGAACAAGTGGGGCAGTTTCTGGGAGGAAACATAAAGTCACAGTGATTCGAGGCAATGCGACTATCCCCAGACTGTAACAACAAAAACAAAAACGCAATAAAAAATTCCAAACATACAGAAAACACCAATAATATCTTCAATCCAACTTTTCATAATTTTCTCCCATTGTTTACATATACACCTTCTGGTTTTTCATATCTTCTTGTTTTTATATCCTGCCGTTCATATTTGGCAGGGACATTCAAACGAGTGAGCCAGACATCTGCATCTTTATCCAGAAGAGAGTAATCTTCATAATTTGGATTTTGCAAAGATGCGTATGCCGATGCCCTTCTCATTTTTAATTTGAATTTCTCTTCAACCTTATTCATCCGATTGATCCTGTCTGCCTACGAGAGTTAAACTTACACGAGAGTTTAAGCTCTTCCTCGATTAAACGAAACAATTCTTTTAGATGTTTATCTTTTTTTATTAATTGGTTTAAGTTCTGGCAACGCTTGTATTCGATCATAGCTTCCTGAACTTTCTTGTACTGGTAAGGGATTGTTGCCCTAATAACTTGTAACTCCGTCATTTGTCTTCCTTTCTAAGCTGCCTGTTTGATTTCATCTTGAGCTTGAAGGCAGTAGT